AGTTTTCCGAGATTGAAAAATTCTTCACTACATCCCAACATCTGCGCTCTCTTGAAGATATACTCAAGATCAAAGCCAAAAATATTCCAACCGGTGATGACGTCTACATCCTTCTCGTGCAGATATTTTTGAAACGCTTCGAGCATCTCACGTTCGGTTTCGAAACTCACCACATCGGGACCACTCGTCTTTTTATAGCACAAACACACTTTTTCGTATGGTTCTTCATTACCAAACGTGCATAACGAGAGAGCAATTTGGAAACACGCATCACCAGGAATATCTGCATCCGGAAACTTTCCCGTTGAACTATTACACTCGATATCCACGGATGCCACGACGAAAGGTGCGATGTCATCTCGATCTATGGGTTTGAGTGTTAGCCAGTCGTTACACCAAAGATCTATATTAACTTTGGCGAGATGAGAACGAACACACTCGTTACCGGTATCGATCCAACCAGTGGATTGAATACCAGTCCGATGCATCAATCTCAGGACGGGATCAATATTGGCTTCGTATAGGTGATACTTACGAAATTCGTTATTGTAGTTGAACACAGAAGCTATTTTTCTACGATCCGCGAGTGTCTTGAAATTGAGGCGCATATAAGCGAACATTTCGTTATTCTGAAATCCCCAGACATCCTTTTTCTGTGTGAGGATGTAGCTCGTCACATGACCTGGACGAAGTTTATTCAAATTATTGTAAAGAGTTTGCACGTCTTGTTCCGTCGAACCCCTCGGTAACTTGACGAAGAAATAGGGTTCGAATATTGTCGTGACACAGACAGACTTGCCATTTTCGGCCTTTCCCAAAATACTGATGTGATGTTCATTATCTACGTCACGCGCTTCCCAAGTCAAAGCTTGAAAGACTACCATATGTTTATATCGAGCCAAAATTTTAATATCATTTATTAATAAATGTCTGCTGCTTTAATTGACCTCGTGTCCGTGGGCGCCCAGGATGTCTATATAACGGGCAGTCCTCAGGTCAGCTTCTTCCGTCAGAACTATAAAAGGTACACTAACTTCGCGATGAAGCCCGAGCGTATGGACTACATCGGGACTTTCGGTGCGAACAACGAAGTGACCATCCCTATTCGCTCAAAGGGAGATCTCATGAGCTACATCTGGATTGAGGCGACGGGTATCGCGAGCGCTCAAGAGAGTTCTACCGGTCTTTACTCCAACACGGCTTCCAGTCCCACCGAGTTCAGCCTCTGGATCGGTGGTCAAAAGGTTTCGCAACTCGATTCCCTCTTTATCCAAGGTGTTCACAACCCCCTCATGCGCGACTCCGCCGCTAAGGCGTCGTTCGCTGTCACCACCAACGTACGCAAGGAGAATCATTCTGGAAACTACTACATGCTTCCCTTCTTCTTCGGCGAGGACTGGACCAAGTGCCTTCCTTTAGTGGCTCTTCAGTACCATGATGTGGAGATCCGTGTCAAGTGCAGGGATAACTTCACCCCCGGAAGCACCCCCAAGGTTTGGGGTAACTACATTTATCTCGACACAGATGAGCGTAAGTTCTTCACTGATAACGAACACGAACTTCTTATTACCCAAACCCAATACCAGCTCGCGACCAAGACCGATACCGACATCGACCTGACGTATTTCAATCACCCTGTGAAGTCTCTTCACCTCGTCTCCGGTAACGCGACGGGTAGCACATGGGCACAGGAGTTCAACTTCGACACGTCTTCCCTCTACATCAACGGTGTGGCACTTTTCGAAAACACTTCGAACGTGTATCACCACGACGTTGTCCCTGAAATGCACTGCACCGATCTTCCCGACAATATCCTCGACGATCTTCCCACGTACTCGTGGCCTTTCTGCCTCACCATGAGCAAGATGCAGCCCACTGGTTCCCTTAACTTTTCTCGTATCGACACCGCCAAGCTCACGCTCACCAACCCCACAGGTGGTAACACTCTTCACCGCGTCTATGCAGTCAACTATAACATTCTCCGTGTGAAGAATGGTATGGCTGGTGTTGCATTTGGTAATTAATTCCAGTTATCAATTAACGATTTTGTTTTTTCATACATCTGTTTACCATAAAATGTTTTACCTTTCAGGTCATCCCAAATCGTAAGTCGGTGTTCGAGGAACCTCTTGAACTTCTCCGGGTTACGATTAGACTTGTAACGAACTTTTTCACTTTGAAGTGCCTTCTCTACGGCGGTTGCACGGCTTTTGGTGTATATGGCTTCACGTTCCTCATATGTTAGACGAGTAGTGGATTCAGCTTCTTTCTTGCCAATCATTTATAATAAAAACATCTAAACCTTTATATATGATTTTCGTAGCGGCGACCATACTACTCGTCATAGTTCCAATTAGCGTGATTTGTATGGAATTTTTTTGAATATCAAAAGTAATATGCACGTCGTATTACAACCCAGTCCCTCTGTGACTCACAAACTTAGAGTCACCTTACCAAGTCAAAGAACGATTGATTTTGGTGAGCGGGGTGTCCAACATTACCCAGACCACGGCAATCCCAAACTCATGCGTGCACATCTTATTAGAAAGGGGGCAATCCTTCCTAAGAAGCTGCGAATAGAAACGGATCCGTATGAGATTCATAGAGAAATGATGCGAATAGATAAAAGTTCTAAAGAGGATTGGGAAGACTATTTTAGGGCTGAATATTGGGAAAGGTGGATTCTGTGGACTTACCCCGACGTGAATAAAGCTAAGTTGTATATGACTATGCGTCATGGTATACTTTTCATGCCTACACCCGAAGATTTATGGTTTTGTAGGGACGATTTCAAAGACCTGTAGAACCAAAACCATCCGAACCCCTCAAAGTCTCCTCGAGGAGACCAATTTCCTTGACCATGGGTGTCTCACACCTCTCGAGAATAAGTTGAGCGATGCGATCACCTTTCTTCACCTCAAAGTCTTTGTCTCCATGATTGAAGAGAACGACTTTGACTTCACCTGTGTAGTCAGGATCTATAACACCTGCGCCTACATTGATACAATGCTTCACGGCGAGGCCTGAACGGGGTGCTACACGTCCGTATAATCCATCTGGAATGGATATCGCTATTCCAGTCCCAACAAGAACGTTACCCGATTGACATGGTACAACAGCGTCGACACTGCTGTACAGATCATATCCAACACTACGATCAGAACCACGAGTTGGAAGAATAGCATCGTACGAGAGTTTCTTGACACCTAAGGGCATCTATATGATACTAGCTCATTTCCCTTAAGCATATTGCCGAACCTCGGGGTGATTTTTGATTCTTTAAAACCATTTTTAAACAGTAATATGGTATCACATATAAAACGACACCAGCTCCAAGTATGTACACCCACATCTACTATATGTCTCTAAAATAATCCACCCCGGAGACGAAGAACTAAGTGCAACGTAGACTCCTTTTGAATATTGTAGTCGGCGAGTGTGCGTCCATCTTCCAATTGTTTGCCGGCGAAAATGAGTCGCTGTTGATCAGGTGGAATACCCTCCTTATCTTGAATTTTAGCCTTGATGTTATCGATGGTGTCAGAGGATTCAACTTCAAGTGTGATAGTTTTTCCGGTGAGTGTCTTTACAAAAATCTGCATACTATATTAATATCTTAGATTATAATAAATGTACAACAATAGCAACGAAATGCTTCGAGGTTATTTTATGCGTCAGAGCGAAGGTGGGTACGCTCCCAAGAATTTCAAGTACAACCAGAAACCCAATAACAATAACAAGAACAAGAACAAGAACAAAAAGATCCGTGGTGTTCAGGCGCTTTTAAACCCTTCCACTATGATGCAGAAACCTTATAAGAAGAAGAAATCCTCTTCGAAAAAGTGAGTGCACATATTCCACAGCTGAACATGTTTATGAAAAGCTGACACCCGAGGACGTGCATTCTAGCCCACGGAGAGTCATGACGAGATAAAAACCAGATGAGAAAACTAAGAAACGTTTCGTAGTATACCCGAATGAACAAGTTTGACACGAGATACAGGTTGTTCATGAAGGTGCTTCTTGGTAAAAGTCGTCTCAAAATAAGTATCGTCGTATCAACCTCTACGAGAGATACGAGCGAGGTTATACGTGATTCGATAGGATTCAGGAGTGGTCGAAGAAGATACAAAAGAGCTACTATGTGGTGTAACACGATGAGGTTTCGGTGTGATGTTATGATTCTAGGTTGTACGTATATCCATGCAAGATCATACAATATATGAAACGTGAGAGCATGTGTTAAGAACATGGGGTAGACGACATATCCAAAAAATACTTCCGCTAACGTCAGTGTTGAGAAAGGAACTA